GCAATGAATTCTTTTAGGTCATTCTTTTTAAGATTCTCTAAATCACCTTGTTCAAAAATTCTATCAATGAACTTATGCTCTAAATCTCTAATGATTTCAGCTGCTTTGTAGATATCAGCTTTAGCTTCTTCTAACAATTCAGGAAATTCACTACACATATGTCTGAATAATTGACAACCCATCTTTGAATGTAGGGATTCATCTCTAACACTCCACTTCATTTGTTGTCCAATTCCTTTCAATAGATTTCTCATTTGGAAAGAATATAATACAGCGAATGATGAGTATAATGCTACACCTTCCGCAAATGCTGAAAAGATAGCAAGTGAACGAGCAACCTCAACTCTAGCTTTGTGATTAGTATCTAAATCTTTAGGTGTCCAATCTGCAGTTGTATTTGTTAACAACTCAAATCTTTCTTTCATAACCTCATCATGCATAAAGCCTGCGAAGTCATCTAATCCTAATGTTTCGTTTAGATAAGAATATGCTACTGAATGTATTGTTTCCTGAGAACCAAATGCCATTGCCATTTGTCTAATCTCATGCTTTGGAAACCATTTGGTAACCATACCTGTCCAATAATCTGATACTGCACATTCGGTTTGAGCAAATCCTAAAAGGATATTACCAACTAAGTGTTTTTCTTCTTTTGTTAAATTTTCATTCCAATCCTTCACATCACCCTGCATTGGTATTTCAGTATGTAACCAAAATGCTTGCATTTGTTTTAACCAACCTTCATTGTAGTATTCTGGAAATTCAAATGGTTTGTAGGGGATTCTATCCGTAAATAATTTGCTCATAGTGTAATCTTAATTATGTGTTTATTCAATAGGGTAAGAATAAATACATCATATATACTAAAAAATTTTCGGTTCTTTAGAAAATTTTTATAGTCTAATTTCTTTAGTTTTCTTTAGAAAATTTTTAATTTTCTATTTCATCATCTACCGGTTCGGTAGGCTCTTGCTCATCAAAGATTGGATATTCTGCAAATATAGTTGGAGTTATATCTACTCCTTCATCATTGGATATCTTTAAAGTTAAAATGTTTACATCGATATATTCAGCTGCTTCCAATTCAGTTAGACCAGATTGCATTAATACTTCTACAATTAAATCATAGTGATATACTATTTTAGTAGAAGTTACATCATATCCTACAATAGCATCATCTAATCCTTCTAAAATCGCCATACCGGTCGATACATCATTAATAACATTTAGTTGTTCTTGTGTTAACATATAATATATTTTTTTATCCCATATTATCTACATACTTTTTATGTAGTAGTTGTTTTTGTAATAACTCTCCATTTTTACTCTCTTTACTCGCTATAATTCCATTTGATGAATTAGCCGCATATACTTCAATGATACCTTTGTTAGTGTTCATCTTTGCAGGGAATGTTAATCCATCTGGCCCAAATCTGTTTTTCATAACGTGGAATCTAGCAGTATCATTCAACTTATCCGTATCCTTTCTACTAACTGATATAATCAAATCTGCGTTCATTACTTTTGCATAACTATCCGCAATTTTATCAGCGTGAATTACATCACTTTCAATCGCACTTCTGTTAGTTTGAGATGCAGTCCAAATTGGTATCTGATACTCTCCACCCATTGCTCTTAAATCAATATAGATACCACCTTGTTCCTGATAATCCGAATTGTTCTTTGAGTTAACTGAAACTAATAAATCAGCGTAGTCTATAATTATCAAATCGGGCTGAAACTTAGTTGAACGAACCATATCAATGTGTGCCGCAATTGTGTTTGCAGTAATACCCTTTGGTGGATAATATTTAATCATCAATCCACCTTTTAGTTTATCTACCTTATCCTTAATTTGTTCTTTATTATCTCTTAACTCAGCTGATGGGATACCGGTAAAGATTGTATCATATCTCTGCCCAACATAGTTCTGTGTAAGTTCTAATGTATAGTGTAATACATTCTTACCTTGTCTAACTGCTTCCGCACCAATGTGGCAAAGAACCCAAGTCTTACCAACTCCAGATGGTGCAACGATTACTCCTAACTCACCAGGCCCTAATCCTCCATCTATTAACTCATCGATTACATCCCAATTAGTTTTAACGGTTCTTCTATTAACCTCTTCAAAACGAACTTCTATATCTTCTTTGTAATCTAATCCTAAATCATTTGATTGCCCAACTTTAACCGCATCTCTTACTAATTTTTCAATCTTATCAAATTGACCCGTTTGTAATAAGTCAACTGATGTAAGGATAACATTTTTAAAGTTTTGATTTTTACAGAATGTTACGAATTCGTTCTTAACCCATTCGGAATCCCCTCCACTTTGAAGAGCGTAAATTGCTTTTAATTGAGTAAGAACATTTTGTTGAAGTGCCTTATCGGTAATTTTTTGTATCTCCGTTTTAAAGAAATCAGTAGTAGGAGTATTTTTGTATTTAGAAAAATATTTACGGGTTATATCAACTACCCATTTGTTAGTATCAGATTCAAAATACTTTGTTTCCAAAATATCCGAAACTTGCTCTAAGAAAGGTCTATCTGTTACTAAATTGGTTACCACTTTTGTTTGGTAACTCTGTCCGTATTTTGCTAAATTATCTACCGCTTCACTCATACCACAAATATAAGATTAAAATTTGGTATTTCCAAATTATTATAAAACTAAATTACCGAATGATGACCTCAGCCAATCATTAACATCTCCCCAATTTTGTAGTATCTTATATTTCATGCCAAACCCAATGAATTTCATTTTATCCAATGGTTCAACTGATTCAGTAAATCTGTCGTTTATTTTAAGTTTGGTAATCCCGCTAATATCCGGGTCTTCCAATTGCATTATTTGGAAGTTTCTTTCAATTATTTTTTTACTATCTAAAATGGTTTGAAAAACTTTGTATTCCCCTTTTTGTTCTTCCGCTAATCTCATCAGTTCATCCACTGTCAATCTAGCATCGGTTTCCAATACAGGCAATCTTTTAAGAAGTGTTTTTAATCCACATCCTTTTACACCATCTATGTTATCGGATTTATCACCATCCATTACTCTATACCATATAAAGTTTTCTGCGTGAACTCCGTATAATTCTTTTAATTTATCCTTATCAATTTTCTGTTTCTTTAATGGATTCCAAACGTGGATATTATCTGAAACTAATTGTAAGAAATCTTTATCCGATGAAAGAATTAATGCTCCTTCTCCTTCATCTTCTTTAATAACTTGTTTAGCTAAATAACCAATTACATCATCTGCTTCTATGTTATCATATATCATTGTAGTTACTGGCAATACACCTAATATGTTAGCCAATGAACTCAATTGCCTTCTCAAACTTACTTGCTCATCTTCTTCACTCATCATATCGGCATACTGACGATTGACTCTGAATTTAACTTTTCTATCCGCTTTGTAATTTGAAAATACTTCTTTTCTTTTTTGTGAACCCCCTTTACCATCAAATATTACTACTACTCTAGTAGGGTTTTCCTGGCGTATAACTGCTCCCAATGATTTTAGGAATCCAACCATACCACCTGTGTGTTCTCCATCTTCGTTCATTGTTGGATTTGTACTCCAGCAACGGAAGAACATATTTAAACCATCCACAAATAACACCTTAGAATTTCTAGTTCTAAGGTGTTTAGTGGTATGTTCCAAATTTACTTCATCTAATAAATTCTTGTATTTGTTATTCACTATTCTACTTCGTTTGGTAAATTTGTATCAAGTTCCATTGCTTCAATATCATATGTATCTTTCTTATATTGAAGAATAGTTGTTTCACAAATCTTTTTATAAATTTGGTCTCTTAACTCAGGCTTTTGTTGCATCATTACAATAAAATCCTTAGATTGGAATTTAATAACTTCACCTGTATCAGTATCTACATACTCATACCAAGCTCCGCCTTGCTTAACTAACTTATTATCTTTCAATACAGTTAGCCAGCTACCATAGTTATCAATACCTCTATCGAAATAGATGTCAAAATCCGCTGAACGAAGTGGTGGGCCTAACCGATTCTTAACCACTTGTGCTCTTACTGAGATTCCTACAACTTTATCTGTTCCACCAATTTTAGTTTTGATTTGTCCAACGTTCTTCAATCTTAAACGAACCGATGCGTGGAAAGCCAAAGCCTTACCACCACTCGTTGTCCAAGGGTCACCGAACATTACTCCTAACTTTTGTCTTAATTGGTTTGTGAAGATAACTGCAATTTTCTGTCTACCAATTACATTGGTAATCTTTCTCATTGCCTTAGATATGATAATAGCTTTATCGGTTGCATAACCGTCTTTATCATAATCCGATTCCATTTCCTTCTTAGTAGAAGCCGCCGCAACAGAATCCACAACGATTGTTACTAATCTATCTTTGTCAGATGTTCTAACCTTTTCAATGATTGTTTCAATTGTTTCAAATATATCTTCAACTGTATCTACACTCACATATAGAAGTTTGGATACATCTACTCCAATTGCATCGAAGAACTCTCTACTTACCGCAGTTTCAGTATCAATCAATACCGCAACTCCACCTTGCTTTTGAGTTTCCGCTAAGATGTGGGCAGAGAGTAATGATTTACCACTCTGCTCCAAACCTGTGATTTCAGTAATTCTACCAACAGGTATTCCACCATACGGGCGATTAGAAATAGCAACATCCATCATAGCTGCTCCGGTTGAAATCCATCCATTTACATTGGTTGGTGCTCCATCGGAATCATCATCTAAGAAGAAGGCGATTTTTTGGTCTTTATTTTTCTTGTTCAGACTATCGACCAGAATATCTGCTAAATCAGTTTTTGCCATAATTATAACTTGTTATTATTTGAATAAATCTTCGAATGCATCCGCAACTTGTTGAGTTGTTTTGGATACAGGTGCTGATGGTGTTTCATCCCAAGGTAACTCTTGTTGAGTAGCCTTCTGTGGAATCTCATCATCTAATTGGTGAGGTTTCGTATCGAAATCAAATGAATCACTTACACTCTTCTCTGTTTTAGCCACAAGTGTTTCTTGTGTAGCAGATTGTGCACCTTCATCAGTTGTGTTTCCAGCTAACCAATTTTCTAAGATTTTCTTCAACTCATCATATGACAATTCTGAGTAGATAGTGGTGATTTCTTTTTCGTTACCAATCAACTCCTTAATCTTCTCATCGTTCTCATGCAACTTAGTAGTTGTAGGTTTAACTCTGATAGTAGTAGTTGGGTAAGATGCTCCACCTTCCGCTGCTGCGTAATCTACGACTATATCTCTACCATTAATTGGGTCGGATAAATCACCGTAATCTGGGTCTGCGAAGTAACCCAATAATTCTTGATAAACTGTCTTACCGAATCCCCAAAACTTAACACCTTCGCTTTCCTGACCTCTTACGATTACGGGAACAAAAGTTCTCAATTTTGGCTCCATTTTCTTAGCTTCGCGGTAATCATCCTTTCCACCCATTCTCTTAAGTTTTTCTGCAAACTCTACGATAGGGTCAGGTCTTCCGAATGAAGCTGGTGATAAATAGGATTTGTTGTTGATGTTGTAGTGAAAATACAATTCAATAAAAGGAATATCCTTGTTGAATTTGTAAGGTACTAAACGGATTTGGTGTTTACCAACTGTTGGCTTCCATAGTGAGTCAGCCGTTTTCTGTGTCCCCTGAAGTTTGTTCAGACGGGCTCTGATTGCATCAATGTTTGTTGACATGCTTTATTTGTTTTATGGTTTAAAAATTAAGTTTAAGTTTATAGATATAAATACCTACAAGTAATAAACTTAGAACAAAGATACACTAATATATCGAATATTCCAAGCT